AAATCTACCAATTTGATCAAAATTGAAGATGGTATGTTCCAGGGCCTGCCTCATCTTACTAGTACTGTTATTCATGGAGGAATAAATGAATCAGTAGAAGTGAATTGTACTATCCATTTGAGTGAGCTGGGCATAGATAATGTGAGTTCGGTAATACAAGGCAGTGATGACTCTGCTATGTGCATCAGCATAAAGAAGTCTGATAGAAAGTCCTTGTTATGGGTTCAAGCCTGTTTGAAATGGAAAGAGAATGTAGCTGAGTACATGTCCATATGGACTAGTGAAGCAAAATCAAGTATCGGTACTATCAATCTGATGGAATACAATTCTGAATGGTGGGTGGATGGGAAAGTAGTAAGACCAACCTTTAGGTGGGTTTCTGCCAGCTTAACTGTCAGCCTTACTGAGACTTTCTATGAGAGGATCCAGACTTTTTATGATCTAACCACCCAATGCCTCGAATCAGGAGCTTACACTTTAACATGTAGTCTACTACAGATGTGTCAGTCCGAGATGCATTACAAGATGTTGGGACTGGACAATCATCCTCTAGGTAGGGAGATGTGTGAAAGAATTGAACAGGCATGCCATCCAGCTGTGGGCTATTTCCCCCTTGAGATGGATTATAATTGTGGCATAACTGGATTTGATTTCATGATGTACTATTATGCAAAGAAAGGTTGGACATCAATAGAGGAAAATGATTGGGACATGATCAATCCTAGATGTCAGTTGGAGTATGATGATCAACTTGATAGAACATTGAGAGAAAGTCTAAGAACTGTGGAACTCAGATTTGGATCTACAAAGCTTCACAAACAGGTAGTAGAAGAATCAGGGCTGAGCAACATAACCGCAAGTGTTGCTTTATTGGAAAGGGATCCTGAGGTTTTATATACTGACAAAGGTGGATGGCAAGTTGTTCAAGCTAAATTGACTGCAAAACTATTTGACAGGGGAGTCAAATCTTCCCTGAGTTCATACCAACCAACTATCAGGTCATTTGTTTCTTCATCCTACATGATCAACAGACCTTGTATTGTTGTTTCTTCCAAAGTCACTGGATTAACGGGGAGCTTCCAGAACAAATACACACTCTGGCAAGTGGCAGGATTTTATGCTGGTAAAAAGAAGAATGATGGATATAGCCCTTCTGATCTGAGGAAGGTGTTCCTCAAATACGAGGAATATGAAGAAGGATTCTTAGAGATCCAGAGATGGCAGGACCAATTAAGGACTGTGCATTCCAACATCAAATCTAGGGGGAAAGTAGAATTCATTGTATGGGAGTCCAAGATTCCTTTGGACTTTGAATTGTTGGACATTGTGAGAAGAAAATGGTTTGGTCATCATACAGTTAAACTCTCATCTTCAGTGTTCAAGGAATTATGGTCAAGAACAAAGGCACACTATTCTTTCTTGAAAGACACCCAAGAGGAAACTTCTACCTTCAACAGAGTATCACCAATGGTCTTGCGGAACTTACTAGAGAGGGTGGAGGGGAAAGCCAGAAAGTTGAAGTTGGTAGACACTTCTGCTAAGCAAAAAACACTCACAAACATAATGAGCAGAATACTATGGCCAAAAGTAAAGGTACTACATAAAGCTGATACTCCTCTCTCTGAAGTCAAAAGAATTTTAAATGATTTGTACTTACTTGCAAGTTCCCCCATATCAGATGAGGTCAAAACCTCATTATGCAGCAATGTCTTGATGAATGAAGAGACTTTAAGAATCAAGGATGTTGATTTGCCAAAGAGATTGCTGAGACTAAAAGTCATTAGTGAGTATCTGTCTTGGAGGAACAAAGAGCAAGTTCTCCTCCGGATTACAAACCTGAAATTAGGAGTATTAGGCTACTTCATCCAAAGACAAGAGAGTGTGATGGAATTCACAACTGATATTAAGGGGCGTTTCAAGCAAGTAAAAAAGAATGTTAACATTGGTGAATGGCATGGGCTAGTGGATGGTATCTCTGTGGTCATGAAAATGACAGGAAATGTCTGTGATAACATGACAGTAAGTAGATTTGTGGACCCTATGAGCCTGGGGTCATCTCTCATGAATCTGGTTAGAGAGTTCAGACTGGTGGCACCTGAATCCTCTGAGTCCGAGAAAGCACAGATCTATTTGGATGATCGTTCAAACTTTTCAGTCTTCCAGGGGAAAGTGAGGAACTTGATTCCAATATTGCTGAATAAAGAGCTAGAGGATCCTGTAAGTGACAAGTTGCTGTGGGGAAAATGGCACCTTAGAGTGCAAAACATGAATCTAAGATTGAAGGTTGCTATTAGAGATCACATGGGAATGCAAAAGGAAGTTACAATTCTCAATTACAGTTTAAGGTCTACAGACTGGCAGCCAAATAGCAGATTCTCAGTTGATGTTTATGATCTTCCCGGAAGTATGGTGAGCTGGTTGAAAGGAGAAACTGCTGATTTGCACCAACTAATGACAGACATTGGAATAGGGAATAATTGGATCAAGATGTCACAGCTTTTAGCCCGGCTGAGAACCGAGAAGAAGGACATTATCATTAACATGATCAATGTTAATGCATTAGTAATCTCTGTACAAAAGAACATTGTAAAAAGAGTTTCTGATCTGAGGAGGGCTCAAAAGGTTATATTGCAAGCAATGATGAAGCATTACAAGGAAGATGAAAAGGACATTTTCATCCAGAATTTCAAGGCAGATAAGTCTCTCATGAATGCATTTGTTGGAATGTCTCAAGATAAATCTTGGACAGAGTCAATTGCAGAAGACATGTGGGGACCTGAGAGAACAGTTGCTCGAGAAGATGATCCCATCCATAGAGAACTTGTTAGGCTTCAAGAAGCCAGAGCAGGGAAACCCTGGGATGCAGATTCAGATGATGAAGGTAGTGTTGTTACAGTAGGCTCTGACTTCTTGAAAGATGGAAGAGCTATGGATGACAATTACCTCAAAAACCAAATAACCAGCCAATTGGATGAAGAGATCTTAGAGAATATTAGAGAGTTGTTTTTAGAACAAGAAGAGACATTCCAAATGATTGATGAGAGAGAACTAGTAACTGCTGATATAGTCCCTCCTGCCATAGTCTTCTTCCAATCAATCCGATCTCACCTAGCTTTAGAAAAGGATCATGCAGAAATTTCAAAACATTTGACATCTGGGGACATTGACAAGCTCAAAGAATGTAAGTATACTGGTCAAGCAGCAGGAATCATGTCTCTTGCTTGTAATAAGAA